TAGTATTACGCCCCCCGGAGCCCCCTGGCTATCCGCGGTTTGGCTCCCGGACAAAAACCCCCGGCAATAGTATAAAAGGATGAGCGCAGAACAACCCAAGCCATCAGATAAAGCGTCACATTGGTTACTCACATTGAATAACCCGACTGCTGACGATAGGGAACGGTGCAAGAATCTGCCCAAATGGGTAAAGAGATTCAAGTTCCAGGACGAGATAGGTGAGAGCGGCACACTCCACATCCAAGGTTATATTCATACCGAAACAGTCCGTCTATCAGCCCTAAAAAAGTGGTTTCCACGAGGGCATTTTGAAGTATGTAGAAATCCAAAGGCAGCAGAAAATTACGCGGGTAAAGAAGAAACATCAGTCCCAGGCACACAACACGATTTTAAGAATACGGTTGAGCAGGTGACTATGATGGACAACCTCATTAGGTTATGTGATATACAACCAAAGATTATAGATCATTTGATCAGACAGAATGCTGTATCAACAGACGCTAAACAGGTATTAACAGGGAAACAGTTATACCAAGAAGAATACTGGGGATGTGTCAATGTGATACTGGAAGAAAATCCAGACTTAATATCAACATACACGATGCCTCAATATTGTAAAGCTTGGGTAAATTGCAGACCTGCAATCCTAAATGCTCACCGCGTCCGACAATATGAAAATGAACGGACAGCCGGACAGCCGGACAAGAACGAGATAATTACCCCGGAAGACTTGACCACCAATGAATGCCTCATTTGTTCCAAAGAAAAATGTGAGTGCGAAGCATAATGGTTAAGTTAGTTCGTCGTCGTCGTGTTCTGCGCAAGAGAAAATCCGTGCCCAAGCGTCGTATGATGCGCCGTGGTGTAGGTCGTGCCTCTGTGAAACGTACCTCGGATTACGCTAAGTGTGTGGAAATCCAAGAGACCAAAATGACTGCCGTCAATGACGCTACATTAGATAGTGTCGGAGGAGTTATCAACTTTTGTTTGCAAGATTTCCAGCGTCCCCAAGAGATTGCTCACGCGTACAAATACTACCGTGCAGCTAAATGTGAAATTACTTTTATACCTTACTTCAATATTGCCCAAACCGCAAACGCTGCAGCTACTCAGTTGCCTCAGCTGTATATGACTGTAGATAGATTGTCAAATAGATGGATAGCCCCTACCGAATCTGAAATGTTGTCTCGTGGTGTATCACCCAGACTTTTCACTAAAAAGATGAGGTTGTCCTTCAAGCCAAATCTCTTACAGGGAATTTCTTTAGAGACTCAACAGTCGGTAAATTACCCATCCGGTTCTCCTCCTGGAGGAAATCCAGCGGGCATTTCAAACCTTGGATACCAAAAGGCTATTGCAGTGTTTAACAAAGGGTTACCCACCCAGCAAAGCTATGGTTACAGTAATAACTCAACTACAGGAGCACTCCAGGCAGGACAAGTTCTCGCCCCATTAGGAGTCAATCCTTACGATATTCGTTATCACGGAGCAGCCTTTGTTCCAGCTATTGAAGTACTTGCAGCCAACACCCCAGTAGCGGTAGGCGATATTCAGGTTAAGATTACTTGGGAGTCCAAGCGACCACGTGCCCTCATGACAAACTCTCCACTCAACGAGCTTATCCCATACGTTTCTAGTTGTTGTCAGGGTAACACTAACGCTGTTCTTAACACACAGCCTACATCTTACCCTTCAGGAGCTATTGGAGCAGCTATGACCGTACTCTAATGCCGAGGTGAGCAGCAGCGCGCCAGCGCCTGTGAGACGAGACCCGTTCTCTACACAGCGGTCAGCATAAAACTCTGATGCGAAGCGCGGGTCAGCTATGCTGGGGAGACCCGCCTATAAATATGTTATCAACTTCTGATGGTGATTGGTAACATACGTAGCATAATTTCTTGATGGCGGAGCCTGCCGTAAGGCGTCGTGACACCCAGGACCGCGGAACGCGTCCTCACGACTTGATGGGGTTGGTCCGAAGGGGGGTTA